GGCGCTCTGTGCCAGCCCCTAACTGGCGCTCGGCGCGTGGAGGGCGAGATATATGGTGAAAGACGATATAAGCCCGCCGGGGGCATGGAAGGAGGAGATGGAGCGTATCCCTTGGGGATACGGTCAGAAACAGGGCGACAGGCTTGCTAATGCGCTTGTAGCGATACGGCGCATGGGGCTACACGAAGAAGCCACGCTGCTAGAGTTAGAGATTAAGACGCTGCGTAACGAGATTGAATACTTGCTAAACCGCTGAAGGGTCGTCTAATGGTAGGACAGCAGCCTCTGGAGCTGTGAATCTAGGTTCAAGTCCTAGCCCTTCAGCCATCCCCCTCTGGTGGGAACTTAAACGAGCGGGTTTGCAAGAAGTAACGACCGTTGCACTTGCAGACCCCTTTTAAGTAATCCTTTACCTCAGGATGTGAGCAGTAATACCCTTGTCCGTTAGCGGGGCAGAAAAACACGCATAACTGACACGGATCAAACCGCGCCCACTCTACCGACTCCGTAGCCATGTCAGATATTCAGCGCCTTCTTCGGGTTCCCACCACACTTTGATCAAGTCGGGGTGGTTGTTAGGCAAATCAGGATTGATGGTCGTCAGCGCACAAGGCGACAAACAGTTGTCACGAAAGCCACGCTCTTTTGCATAGCGATCATATATCTTATAACTGGCTACCTTCATCGTGTGCATAGTTATGCCAGATATTGCATCTTTAAGGACGCTGTAGGCGCTTTCGTGCTTATGGCCTGCTACATACAGGTGGTCGCGTGTCCCCATCAGGGCGGCTTTCATGGGGCCGTGGGCGGGGTTCCAGATAGACGAGCCGCTATGGTCGTGGCGGGCGTTGACCCTAACCTCTGCGCCGTTGGGGAACCGCAGCGCGATGCGAGCCTCGGACGACTTATAAAGTGAATTCTGATGCTTCGCTATCCACCGCAGAGGGTCGCCAGATCCTGACCATAGGTCATGGTTACCCCCAATCATGTAGAGCCACCGGCAGCGGTTTACAAACCACTCAGCCAACCGCCATGCCTGTGCGGCAGAGGTCGCCTGATCGCCGTAAAGCCTTGCTAGGCGGCCAACCCAGTTGTTAGTTGTGTCGCCTACGTTGCAGGCAAACAGCCCCTCTGTGGCGTTTACGAGGGCGGTATGGCGTTCAATGGCCTCAATGTCGCATCCGTCGTCGTCAACGTGCGGGTCACCAAAGTGCAGCAGCCCAATCGGGCCGGCAATCTTGATGCGTATAGGGATGAGTTTGGAGGCTTCTTCGTGTTCGCGCTTGTGGGCAAACTTGCGCTTACGCTGCTCAATCAGTTCTTCAATGGGAACGTCGTCATTGGGGAGCGGGGTAAACTCAAACTCGTCCCTAACCACGTTTGGGGTGTGCTGGTAGGTAGAACCGGGAACGCTGATCCCCTTTCCTTGCATATCTTGTATGCGGTTTAGCAAGGTTCTGACATTCATCCCGAGCTTTTGCGCTGCTACCGACCTAATGCCTTTTGATTCTTGTAAGGCTTGCAATATCTGTTCGTCAGTCGCCTTTTTTACGCTCACGTTTAGCCTTCCTCTTAACCGTGATGCCAAGTTCTTCTCGGCGTTTCGCGGTAACTTCTGGGGCTAACTCGGCTCTCCACTCCAAGTGTCCGTCAACGAGGCGATATTCTTCCTTGTGCGTCAGCGCACAGTCGCAGCACTCGGTATAGGTATAGCCCTTCACCCTATACCAAGAACCCTCGTTCATCTGCACAACGGGGATTTTCTTTGGCATATCAACCCCTCAAATACAATCTTTGCTCATCTCGCCTACGATTTACAAGTCCTTTCAATACTTTACCACCGGCTTTTGACCATTTCATGAACTCTTGCGCGGCTTCTTCAAAATCACCGCGATTGTGTTTCATGCGTAATGTTGAGCGCTGGAGGTTGCCTAGCCCCACGTTAAAAGAAAAGGAAACGAGGGCGTCAAACTGGCCTTGATGATTAACAGCAGAAGGGCAAAGTCGGGCCACGCCGCGCTCAAACCGGCCAAGGTCTTGAGCAAGGATAGCGTCCACTTCTCCCATAGTGAGGATGCGATCCCAGCCCTCGGGTATCGGTAAGGTGCGCCGTTCCTCATATTTCACCGCTGCGTGTGAAGGGTCTATAACGTGGCCGACCCCGACCGTCCATAGCAGAGCCGGACACCGATAAGGGCGCGTTCGGACACCCTCATGGCATTTCACAAGTTTAATAAGATCAGGGCTTACTTTCATGTCTGCAATTTTCAAAATGGTATCGGCGCATATTGCCGCCACCACCAGATATTCCGCACTTTGGGCAGGTGACGATCTTACGCTTACCCTTACAGGCTTGACTTAACTTGTTTCTAAACTCGGGGTCAGCAAGACGTTTTGCTGCACCGTTTTTGTATCGCTCTCTGTTTTTACGCTTTACCCGCCCGCCGGTATAATCAGAAGCAAGGTTATAAAGACGATTCTGTGGAATCTCCGTAAGCAAAAACTCTTCAAGTTCCCTTGCCTGATCAATGGTGTCGGTCTGGCATACGATGTCAAAGGAGAACTTGGATACGTCTTGAGGCTCTCCGCGAAGCGAACGAATGGTGGACGGATGATTGCCGTTTTTTAAATAGGACTTCTGACAAGTGATTCGTTTTTTAACGTCACCACTACTGCCGATATATACCTTACCAACGGCAACATTCCTAATTGCATAAACTCCAATCATTTCTGCGAAAACGCTCTACCACCAAAATGAAATGCAATGATGGAGGCAAGTATTGCCATTTCGTCGTCAGAGAACACTTCGGCCATTGCAGCGGCAAACGGGACGCCCGTGTTGTAGGCATACCAAACGCCTGCAATGTTGATGGCGACCAGTTCCAGCACAAAAATGTACGTTACAACCGGGCGCACCGAGGCGCGAAGATTGATCATCCATTGGCTTGCGCCTTTACCGATCTCAATGTCGTGCTGGTACAAGGCTTGGCGTTCTTCGCCTGCCGTCTGCGTCTGGATTTGCTCCAATTTGATTTCCTCAACCCGTGCCTGCGCGATAAACCCCCGCTCTGCGAGGGCTAGTTCACGCTCCTTTTGGGCGGCGACAAGGGCAAGCTCATGCTTTTTGTCTTGGCGGTCTTGGAAGATTTGCAGAATCTTGGGCAACCCACCGGCAAGGAACGACAAGAACGTGCTAAGCATCGTCATCATTTGGAAGCCCTCACAACGTCGTCGCCCTTGGTAACGGTGACATGATCGCCCTCTACATCAACCCGCATCGGCAGTTCCTTGCGGTCTAGCTTGTCTAGTTTGGCGATCAGTTCCTTAATGACGGCAAACTCGGGCTTTTCTTCCTTTTCCGTAGCTCCGGCAATGCCGTTGAGCATGGAAATTAGGGCGGTTAGCGAAGCACCAAGCAATCCCATCACGGCGGCAATCTTGTCGCTATCCAGCACAAGGCTAGAAGCCACGCCAATCACCACAATAACGGTGATGTATTTAAGGCCGTCCTTGCCAATAGCCTTGCCTGCAACGTCTTTAGCGCTGCTCTGCGCCTCTAGTCGTTGCAACTCGGCATGAGCTTGTTCGCGCAATAATTGGATTTCGTCGGTCATTTCCACAACCAATCAACAATCTTGACGAAAAGGCCGCCCATAACTGCCGCAAACCCGCCCACAGCCATCAACGTGCGCCAGCCGCCCTTTGCCTCGGCAAGCATCAGCTTGATTTCGTGTACGTCTCGCTTCATCTCGGCCATGTCAGCTTGCAGCGTCTCAATCTGCGCGTCGTGACGGCCAATGTCCCGTGCCATTTCCATGCTTTACCCCCTTATGCTTCCGGCGGCGGGGGTGGCACAAAATTGCCGTCAACATACGACCAATCCAACAAATCCGACCGAAACGTATCAGTACGGATCATGTTGGGTTGGTTGATTTCCGCAAACGTCTCTAATGCGCCTTTTACAACGTTTTGATCGTTAAGCTGAACGTAGTAGTACCGCATTAGTAATACTCCACAATCTGCCAAGAACCCGCGCAAGGCTGACCAGCCGCGCCGTTTGTGAAAGTGATAGTCGTTGAGTTGGTCAAAGTAAAGTAACCTTGACCACCATATTCAGGGCTTCCAGAGTTGGTAACGCGAACACCTAGACTCATCAATATGCTTTTGGCCGTGTCCACAGAGGTAATCGTTATGGCTTCCGTTGAACCGGCATTGACCGATCCGCTGACGCCACGTTGAATTGATTTGATATTACCAGCGGCAAACTGTGTAAAAACGCTCATACGAGTACCCATCCTTCGGTGTTATCAACAAAGCGCATTTGGGCGCTTGCGTAAGCTGAATTTAACGTCATGTCCTCTGCAATGCCTTGGATTGGTTTGCCGTTGCGGGCGACAACATTAGTCGTCAAACCGTTGGCTACCGTAATCCAAATCAGATCTCCCGCCGTGGGGGAAGCCGGGAGGGTGACGGTTGTAGCCGATCCGTTCGTCAAAATGTAATGCGTACCCGCAGCCGCCGATTCCGTGGTGCCGGTAACGACACTCATCGTCGGCACACCCAATATCGTGCTGGCAATCGTGATAGAACCAGTGCCATTGGTAACGCTAATGCCCGTTCCAGCCGTTAGCGTGGCTTTAGTCAGCGTGTTGCCGGTCGTATTACCGATAAGCAACTGACCGTTGGTGTAGGTCGTTTGACCCGTGCCGCCTTGATCAACTCCCAGCGTCCCGCTTGAGGTCAGGTTTTTGGAGGCGTCCGTAAAGACCGGCTTGCTTGCCGTCAGTCCGGTAAAGGTTGCAACACCGCCAACAAACAGCGCTGAAGCGATAGAGACGTTGGCAAAACGAGCGTCACCGGAACTGTTTAGCTGCGATACGACTTGGAACCGCGTGCCGTCGTACACAACCACCACGACTTCGCCAGAAACAAGGTCTCCAGCGGCAAGAGCGGTTGATCCATCGCGGGTAACGGCTTTCGCACCGAGGCTGTTGATGTTGAGCGTGACAGCGCTGGTGTTAGCTCCTGCGGCAACGAAATAAAACATTT